GTGAAAAAAGGCCCGGTTTCTTAACTAAGTTTCTTGCTTGCGTGAATGTTGTGGGGTTGGGGGCGATGTGGAAATATCCAGCAAAAACGACATACGGTTGGTACAGTCTGCGATGAGACGCGGGTGGAATGTTCCCGATGAAGTTAAACAGGATTGCATTGCACAGTTGGCTGCAATCGCTGCTGGTTCCGAGAAAGATTCGGATCGAGTTGCTGCAATCAAAGCGTTGATGGTTGCCGATTCAATAGATGCGAAACGTGAGAAGGATGACGGAGATAGACGACTACAGCTTCTTGAACTCGCTCGACGTGTCCCAGTTGGAGAGCTTGCTAAGCTCGCATCCGACGACGGCCTCGTTGTTGATGGATCTTCCAGAGTCTGGGATGAGCGAGGCGGAAGCTGATAAGTCGAGAAAGGACGCAAAACGCAAGAAGCTCAGAGACGTAAAGATCCCGTGTCCAGCAAACCCCAAAAGAAGGCTGGAAGCAGAGCAGAACGCAGAGCTATGGCTTACCACCTACTTCCCTGAGGTATTTTACGAAGCTTTCACTGAGGACCGCAGAGAGATGGTTTCAGCCATCGAACACGCGGCGCAGTATGGTGGTGACCAATCCATCGCTGGTCCTCGCGGAGAGGGAAAGACAACGATCGCGTTGCGTACTGCATTGCGTCTCATGTTCTGCCGGAAGTGCGATTTCCCTGTAGTCATCGGAAAGAGCCAAGGAAAGAGCCAGCTTGAGCTAAAGGACATTAGGGAACAACTTCAGCAATCGCCTATTCTGGCAGAAGATTATCCAGAAGTCTGTATTCCTTTTCGAGCTGTTGGTGCGTGGTCTAGCAAAGCACGAATGCAAACTGTCGCTGGAATTGAGACTAACATCGTGCTGGCTTGCGACCATATAGCTTTCCCAACAATCAATCGAAGCCAGCTACCAATCGATTGGCCCGCCGAAATAGAGCCGGCAAGTTGTGGCCAGGTAATGTACTGCCTCGGTATGGACGGCCCTATACGCGGTACGAAGTTCAGGGGTAAACGCCCTAAGCTTGCCATCATGGATGACATCGAGGATCGCCAAGCAGCATCGAGCGACGTTCTTATAAACAAGAACGAGGAACTAATAGAAAAGGACATCGGAGGGCTCGGGGCTTCTGCTGAGCGTGTATCAAGGGTGATGCTATGCACACTGCAGAATCGCAAGTGCAACGCCTACAAGTACACGTTGCCACCCGAATCGAAGGAATGCACCAAGCCGAGCTGGAACGGCAAACGCTACAGAAAGATGGTCAAGCCTCCATCGCGGATGGATTTGGTTGAGCAGTATATAGAGATGAGGCGAATGCGTAGCAACGCCGATCCTGACGGCAGGCTTGCGCATGAGTTCTGGCTTGAGAACTTGGAGTCAATAGAGTCTGATTGCATCATCAGCAATCCAAACAGCTTCTCAAAGAAAGTGCATCCAGACGGCAAACCGATTGAATGGTCAGCAATCCAAGCCTACTACAACCGCGTCGCGGACATGGGCAAGGACGCGGTAGCCACCGAGATTGACAACGACCCACCGGAAACAGTTGGTCCTCAGGGGCAAGGAGTGACTGCGGATCTTGTAGCCAGCCGGCTGAGTGGTCTAGCTAGGCGTCAACTGCCTGCATCGACCATCGCACTCACCGCAGCGATCGACCTTGGCAAGTACCGATGTCACTGGGTAGTTATAGCTTGGTGGACTGGTGGAGGCGGCTGCGTTGTTGACTACGGCGTGGCTGAGGTCACTGGAACGGACAAGGCGCTCAACAACGAAGCCAGCGAGCCGATGATCTACAAGGCATTGTTGAACTGGCGCGACGAGCTGCTGAACAAGCTATACACCGACGCAACTGGCACGAACAGGCGAATAGACTTCTGCTTAGTTGACTCAGGCACGTTCACCCAAGCGGCGTATGAGTTCTGTCGTCAGAGTCGCGGCATATTCCACCCATCAAAGGGAATCAACCCATACTACCCTCGCAAGAAGTCAACCGATACATGCTTAGCGTCGGCTAACCTGCACGCGCAGAAGTTCACATCTGAAGACATTTGGCTTTATGAGTTAGACACCAACCACTGGAAGCAATGGGTACATGAACGGTTTTTAACGGCGACGATGGATGAAAACAACATGCTTCGGCGTGGCTCGCTGTCGCTGTTCGAGCTTGACGGATACGAGAAGCATGGAAGCTACGCCCAGCATATTGCGGCCGAGGAACTGCTTACAGAGTTCAAAGAGGGCAAGGGCGTTAAGACGTACTGGAATGTAAAGAACGAAAACAACCACTGGTTTGACGCGACCTACATGGCAGCGGCATCATCAGAGGTATGCGGAATTAAGCTCATCGGTGGACCAGAGGTGAGCGTTGAGGCGAGGCAGGTTGACGTTGATAAATCTAGGCCAAAGCAGCCGACGGTTAGGCAGCATGGCAGCGATAGGTTTCGTCGTCGGCCTGGGGGTTGGATTCCAAAACGGAGGTAGCATGAGAGCGAACACAATGAGCAAGAAGCGACGAATTGACAACAGAACCGAACGACAGCCGGATGTACGGATAGAGTCGGTAGGATTCACGGATTCCGAGGTGAAAGAAATCGAAGAGACGAAGGTTGTCCTGCAGATCATAGAAGACACCTCAACAATCGTGGAAACGGTGACGGATGCAGTTGCACCACGTAGGTTCACGCCGCGTCCATGCTCTCTGTGTACGGTACATCGCGATGGAAAAAACTATAGCTACGTCTATCATACTGCTGGCCGCGTACGTTATTGCAAATGCAAATTATGCAATAACACATGGACTCAATCGGCTGAACTACCATAGTCATAGTAGTAGTGTACTGAAAGACGTTGGCAGATTTGCACGGTAGTCCATGCTTAATGCATGGACCCTGCAACTCTCCTATCGCAGATCGAGGCGGCTATCTCAGCTCTACTGACGGGCGGAGCAAGTTCGTACTCTATTGGATCGCGATCTGTCACAAAGATTGATCTTGCTGACCTGATGAACGAGCGCCGGCTATTGCTGCTTGAAGTCGCTCGCTCCAGCGGTTCTGGTGCGTTCTCCCTAGCGAAGCTGGGGCGTCCGCGATGAACATGCTAGACAAAACGATCGGTTTCTTTTCGCCACTTGCTGGCCTTCGTCGTGCCCAAGCTCGCAAGGTATTGCGTAGCTATCAGGGAGCTGAGGCCAATCGGCTAAATAATAATAAGAAGCCAAAGAACCAAGCAGCCGACCAAGAGCTGATGGGGCCTTTTGGTGCAGACGCACTACGCGCATGGGCCAGGGCGCTAGTTCGCGACAACGCATACGCTTGGAACGTGGTGGACACCATCGTCTCGAACGTGATTGGTGCCGGCATCACGGCACAATCGACCTATGAGACGGAAGAAGGCGAAGACATCGAGGATGTCAACGATGCGCGAGACAAGGCATTTTCCGAGTGGTGCGAAGTTGCCGACATTAACGGAGAGCTATCGTTCTCAGAGATCCAGATACTTGCCCAGCGGGAAATAGCCGAAGCTGGCGAAGTGCTGGTGCGATTCATCAAGACCAATGGAAAAGAGTCTGGCGGGATTTCTCGACCGGTTCCGATGGCTCTGGAGCTAATCGAGGCCGATCGACTTTCGCTCCAACGGGACACATTCGCAACCCGCATCAACAACGATAATGGCAACCGCATCATTCGCGGCATTGAGCTTGACGACAAGGGCAAGCCGGTCGCCTATTGGATCTACCCAGATCATCCCAACAGCCCCTATTCGGTACGCAATCAGACTCCTGAGCGAATCAACGCCAGCGAGATATTGCACCTGTACCGAAAAGACCGCGTTGGACAGACTCGCGGCGTCACTTGGTTCGCTCCGATCATGTCGTGGATGCGGGATTTAGGCGTTTACGTTGACAACGAGATCCAGGCGTCTGCAGTCGCTTCTTGCTTTGGCGTGGTTATCAAACGCACGACACCGATGGGCTCGCTACTTGCTCCCGAGGGCGAAGACACCGTTGACGCCAACGGCAATCGGCTTTCGTATCTTGAGCCTGGCATGGTCGCAGAGATCGGCGTTGACGAGTCGATCGAGTCCATCAATCCTGGCCGGCCTAACTCAGCCAGCGAGCCGTGGATAAACCTCATGCTGCGGGGCATCTGTGCCGGCACGGGCACGAACTACGAAGCCATCGCCAAGGACTTCAGCAAGACCAGCTACAGTTCGTCTCGCTCGTCAAAGCTAGAAGACCGGCCACGTTACAAGCGTGCCCAGAACTATATCGTCAGTCACCTGTGCCAGCCTGTGTGGGACGAGTTCTGCAACGCCGCCGCGCGAGCCAACCTAGATAACTTCCCGACATCAACGGAACTGCTCGAAGATCGCCGCAAGGTAGCGCCAGTTGAATGGCAGCTTCCAGAGCAAGAGTGGGTTGACCCAACCAGCGAGCAGACTGCAGCCCAGTCGTCGATCGACAACTTCATGAGCACCTACCAGGACGAGGTTGGGGCGCGTGGTGGATCGTGGCGATCCAAATTCTACCAAGCTGCAAAAGAGAAACGCCTGCGTCTAAAGCTTGGCCTACTCAAAGCAGACGAGCAAACCGCACAGATGATGGCTACCCAAACCGGTGCCGCTGGCCCGACCGACGAGGTTGCTGCTGAGCGTGAGTCAGGCACCGGAGAGTGGATGGGTCTAAGCCGGCTGCAGTTGAAAAATGCTGCCAAGGCCCTGGACGATGTTTTGCTTGGTTTAGCAGACGGAACCATGAGCACCGCGGTAGGCTCTGCAAAACTCGCGATGATTGGCATGAGTCAAAAGAACATAGATACCGTCATAGCTGACGTGGCAGATGGGCGCGTAGACAATCCGATTCCAGAGGAGTCAATTCAATGATTACTCTGAACTCGCTTATTGTTCGCCTGTTCTTCATCTGTAGCCCATCGACAATTTGTCGGTTCGTAATTGCCGTCATTGTTGATTCTATCAATGCTGTGACGCGGGCTCGGCTTTTCACCCATGTCTTTCAGGAATGCCTCAAAGCTATTACGCCATCTGTCGCACACAGATATGCCTCTAGCTCCGTAATACTTATACGAAACGCTATTCTTGGAATAGCATCTTTGCTTCATGCCTGCCCAGCTATTGTATTCGCCAGTAGTAGAGCCGACCGAGTTCCCGTGAGTCAAGAGTCTGCTAGAGGAAAGTTCCTTTCTAAGGCAGCCGCAACTTCCAGTCTTTCCGTTTTTGAGCCTAGATGCTGGCGCGACAACTGTGCTTCCGCAGTCGCAAACACAACTCCATGTCGTCTCACCGCTCTTCGCAAGGCCAAATTGCTTGACAACGGAGAGCCTACTAAAACGCTTTCCAACAAGATCCGATTTGTTGCGTCCGCCAACTGTCTTCTTAATACAGCCGCAACTGGCTGTATTTCTAGTAACGAGATTGCTGGAGAGAGCGACAAACTCATTTCCGCAGTCGCACTTGCATCGCCACCTAGCCCTACCTTTTTGGCAGTTCTCGCTCCTGCAAACAACAGTGATTTTTCCAAATCGCTTGCCGGTAAGGTCGAGAAGTCGCATTCAATTGCCTCCGCGTTAAGTGCCTTGTGTTTGCGTAAGTATAAGGCAGTTAATGACGTGAATCAAGGAGGCGTGTATGTCCAATAAAAAAGGAAAACTAAAGCCTCTCAAATGCGATTCGGCCATCATGCGGATGGTTGACATCGTTGCTCCAAGTCGCGCTGTCATAGCCACCGAAAACCCAGTTCAGCGGTTCGATGACGAATCGGGGCAAGTCGTCTCCGAAGTGCTATTGATGGATGGTGTCGAGTTTCGCGGAGGACGTTCGCAGATTCCGATTGTCGACAGCCACGACGACACAACTGTCAGGAATATCCTTGGATCTATTCAGCGTCTAGCAGTAGACCAGTCAACAGGTGAGCTATACGGCGTTCCTGTATTTGCCAGTGATCCAGACGCCCAGACCATTCAGCAGCGAATGAACGAGGGTCACATTACAGACTTCTCAATCACTGCTCAACCACTTGAATCAGTTTTCATTCCTCGCGGCCATTCGTTTGTGACCAATCGCGGAGTGAGTATCGAAGGTCCGGCCATCATTCACAAGAGATGGCAACCTCACAACGCATCGATCTGCGCAACGGGTGCAGACGAACAGTCAACAGTTCGACGGTCTTACACGGACCTAAATAGAAAGGTTAAGAGAATGGACGAAGCACTCCTCGGCCAGCTATCCGCTATGGGTCTACCTGAAGGCATGGTCGATCCGAATCAAGTTCTTGCATGGGTTGTCGGAAAGCTGTCTGCCGACTCGGAAGAAGAAGCAACCGAAGATCCCGTTATGAACATGGATGAGCCACCCGCAGAAGTAATTCCGGTAGACGACACGAAGCCTGTCGAAAACATGGATGGAGAAGTTGCTGTGCCTGAAGAAGACAAAAAGCCAATGGTTGAAAACTCAGTAGCACGCTCTGCTAGTGCTGTTGAATTGATTAAGCGTGCTCTGGCATCTGACCAAAAGCGACGCAACGAAATTCAAGCTGCTGTAAAAATTGCAAAGTTGGACCGAGCGTTCGCTGACGAGCTTTGCAACTCTGGTGTATCAGTCGCGGACGCAAATGCAAAGGTAATTGAACGAATGGCTACACAACCACTTGGATCGTCGGTTGGTGCCGACGTTCGCGTCACCGAAACTGGCGACGACAAATTTTACGCTGCAGTGCGTGACGGCCTGCTAGAACGTGCGCAGCGATCTGCGAAGATTCGCGGATCTCTCTTTGAAAACGGAAAGCCCGCCGAAGGTCACAGCGATTTTAACAGCCTCAATATGAACCGCATCGCGATGGCTTGCTTGAAGCGAGCTGGCGCACCGGTCGAGCGAATGAGCAACGTAGAAATTGCTCAAGCCGCAATGGGAAATCAGCGGGTCATGCAAAAGTACCGGATTCAACGATCCGACTTTGGTGCTTACCACACCAGCGGAAGTTTTACGAATCTTCTTTTGGATGCGTCCAACAAGACACTTTTGGCCGGGTATGAAGAAGCACCATACACATGGTCACTTTGGGCTCGCCAGGCTTCCAGCGTTGAAGACTTCAAGAGCGTCAACCGTATGCGATTCTCTGAAGCCGGCAATCCAGAAGCTGTTCCAGAAGGACAGGATTATCCAGAAAAGCAGATGAGCGATTCTAAGGAATCGTACAGGGTTGAGAAATATGGGGAATCCTTCACTGTCACTTGGGAAACCATCATTAACGACGACCTGGATGCTATCAGCCGCATTCCTGCGATGCACGGAAATGCAATGCGTCGGTTGCAAAACAAGAAGGTATACGAGGTATTAACTAGCAACCCAACGATGGGCGATGGGAAATCGCTGTTTGATTCCACCCACGCATCTGGTGACAACACCAGCGGCGGCGCGGCGGCACCAAGTGTAACAACGCTGAACGCTGGTTTTGCAAAGATGATGCTTCAAAAGGGGTTGAGTTCAGACGCAATCCTGAACATTCAACCAAGATTCATTATCGTCCCGGTCTACTACAGCGCGACAACACTGCAGTTTGTCGCATCGATGGCTGACCCAACTGCTGGCGGTTCAAACGCAGGTAATAGCAATACGCTCAACCTGTACGGTCCAAATGGTTCGCGTCCTCTTCAGGTTATCGTAGAGCCACAACTCGACGCGGCCAGCACGACCAACTGGTATTTGGCTGCTGATAACGGACAGGTCGACACTGTTGAGCTTGCGTTTCTCTCAGGCGAAGAAAGCCCAGTGCTAGAATCCGAGTGGAACATGAAGAACGACACATACCTGTATAAGATTCGTCAGACGTTCGGTGTCAAAGGAATCGACTGGCGTGGGTTGTTCCGCAACTCGGCCTGATAGTTCACGCTCCGCAAGCCCAGCGGCCAGACTCCTCTCCTGGTCGTTGGGCACTTTTCAAACTTCCGATTTTCAAAACGTAGTGAAATCAAACCTAGAAAGTGACAAACATGGCTGGTATTCAAGACTTCGCAATTTTCGAGGATGACTTCTTCGGAGCAGACACGTTCACCACGGCTGGCCAGGGATCTCCTTGGGCCATCGCTGACACCAGTTCCTCGGGAACTCCGACATATGCCACCGTCAGCCCTTCGGCTACTGGTGAGGTTGCATTGACACTCGCTTCGACCAGCGAAGTGGAAAACGTCTGCCTAAGCTTTGGCGACAAACTTTGCTTCGACATCGATAACATCCAGCGATTTGAAGCTCGGGTCAAAGTCAGCAGCATGACCACTGGATCGGAGCTTGTCTTCGGTCTGGGCTCGGCTCGCAACGATACGCAAGACTCCGTTGCAAACAACGCTTGGTTCAAGATGGTTGGGGCGACCTCTACGACTGCCCTAGTTGTCGAAACCGACGACGGAACAAACGATTACGACGACAAGGCAACCGGCGCGACCCTCTCCACGACTTACAAAAAGTTCGTGATTGACTTCACCGGCGGCAAGTCAAACGTCAAGTTTTATGTCGATGGCGTTCGCGTAGCTGCTTCGACCACCTTTGATATGAGCAACGCGACCAGCTCGCTGCAGCCGATCATTCAGATTCAGAAGGCAGCCAACACCAACGTGGATGCTGTCACGATTGACTATGTGAAAGTTGTTTGCAAGCGGTAACCCATGACGCTCCATGATCTCATTATCGCTGATGCTGTGACGGTATTTACCAGTACCGATGACTTCGCTGAAGTCATCACGTACTACCCACACCGTCACTATGGTGAAGCGGCCAGAGATCCACGGAGCATCAACGCAGTCGTCTTTCGTGAGCAGATACAAGTGCTCACCCAAGACGGCGACACGGTAGCACCTGTCTGGCAGATACACGTCGCCAACAACGTGCTACTTGGGATCACCAGCGAAGAACTAGACCTCGGCGGGGATCAACTAGAGTTTGCTCCCCGCGACGGGAAAACGGCTGAGAAGCGGACCATTACTCAATTGATCGGACAAGATCACGGGATGTTGATACTCGAATGTCGCTAGTTGCAGCAGCCAGACCAGTAAGCGAACGGATAGCCTGCGAGCTATTCGACCGCCTGCAATTGCTCGCTGCTCAGTACTCGGTTTATACGCCAGTTAGCGAAGTGATTAGACCAACGCGAATGGGCGGATACACACCGAAGCATTTGCAGATTGTGCTCACGCAAAACGATCCCGAAGTAAACGAAGAGCTGGGTTGCCCAGGTAATCCGCCGGCGACAGCCTACAACATCCTGTTCAACATTCGCTGCCACGTCATGCCCAGCGAGCGAGACACGACCGTCGTTGACGAGATCATTAACACATTCGACGCCGATGTTGTTCGTGCTGTGACCGACCAGACGATATACGGTGCGATGTGGTACACGCTGGGCGACCTGGCCATCGACGCAACCTTCCAGACTCGCGAATCCATTGACGCAGACGGCAGCTTTGTTGGCTTCAACCTTCCGCTCTTGGTTACCTACCGTACAGACGAAAACAACCCATACAACGGAAGAGCTTAGACGATGGCACTAGCAGCAACAAATTCAGGCGGGTATGTGGT